GGACCAGCCGTGATCGAGACCGGGGAGCCGACGCTTGCAGCGCCCAGCCCCAAAGACAAAACCAGCGGCGGAGCCGTGATCGAATTCGGGAAAGTGACGACGATGCCACCTTCGCTGATCGTCAGAGCGAGAGGCCCAGCCAAAATGCTCGGAGGAATGGGCGTGACGACGAGAGTTTCCGAACCAAGGGAAACACTCAGCGAGAGGGGGGCAGCCGTGACAACAGGGGGCACACGCACAGTTGCCGCACCCAAGCTCGTCGAGAGCGAAAGGGGGCCAGAAGTGATGCTTGGACCGCTCGAAGCGCCCAAAACCTCGACAACAGCAGCCGCTGTGTAGTTGTAAGCGGCGCTCGACGAGATCGAAACCGTTGCGCCAGAACTTACACTCGCCTGCGAGTAGACATTGCCCAGGTTGTTTGTGGCTGTGGTGTTGGATTCGAGCAGCGTGGGAGCGGGCGAGCCCGAACCAGTGACGCCAGGAGCCTGACAGCTCGCCGCCAGTCCAATGAAGGTGCTGTTGGCTCCAGCGGCCGTGATCGAGGCGCTTCCCGAGGGAGTTCCGGAGACCACAATGCTGGAATTGCCCAGCATCGAGCTTTGCGTGCCGGTGAGCCCGACGACATAGCAACAACCCGAGTCAGCATAGTTCGTCGACGACGAGATCAGGAGGGTGCCCGCACCTGGCGTATATCCGCGGAACGACCAAGCCCAGAGCGTCCCGGCCGAAGTCTGAGCCGGAACCGTATTTTGGCCAATAAGCGTGCCAGTCACGCCACCATAAGTGGCGACCGGGACGAACGAAGTACCCGTAGCCGAGAAGAAGAAAACGATCAGGCCATCTGTGCCAGTCGAGTCATAGGAATTCGATGAAGCGAGCGGATAAGCGCCCGTCCAGGGAAAATAAGCCTCACTGACGACAGAGGGTGCGGTCATTGACTCAGCCTCAATCCGTCAGAACGGCGCCGGACCAGTTGAGCGTGATGTTCTGCCCGGTGGGAGTGGCCGGAAGACCCGTCGCCGTGTCGATGTAACCGATCAGCGTCGAGGTGCTGGGCGTGCCCGTGTCGATGTAGAGGATGATCGCATCGACCTTGAGGGAACCAGAAATGGCCACCGAGGGGAACACGACAGAAGCCGCAGTGAGCGCCTGGGAAGCGACCGCCAGCGAACTGAGAGCGACAGCCGGAACGAAGATGGAGCCCGAAGCGATGTCCGACAGGTTCGCATGAGCAGCATTGTAAGTATAGTTCGTCGAACCCGACGTCACCGTGACGCCGATCGCCTTGATGGTCACCGTCGCAAGGTTGATGCCCGGCGAGAGGAGCTTGGTTCGAAAACTCGGGTAAACTGCATTAGCCATCGTTCAGTCCCTCGCGATGTAAGTGACCGAGAAGTCACCAGTGGCTGTAAGTGAAGAAAGGATGAGATCCACGGTGCCGGAATTGGTCACCGTGAAGGTCATGTCGAAGGTGCTACCGACTGCAAGCGAGGTGAAAGTCAGCGTGGTGCCGCTCAGCTCGAGTGTTGCACTCGAAATGGTCTCAAGCGTCCCATCGGACACTGAAATATCCAGGCTCGTCCCGCTTATCGTCTGCAAAAACGCATCAGCGACGCTCAACCCGAAAATCAAGTTCGGGATGATCACGCGACTGGAGTGGTTCTTCAGCGGATTGAGCTGAAGGAACGTCGCAAACGGAACGAAGGCGAGGATTCCCACGACTTAGTGAGGCGTCAGAGCGGCAACCTGTGCCTGAAGCGCTGCAACCTGCGTCTGGAGCGTCGTCACCTGGGTCGCCAGCGTGATGATCGCTTCCATATTGGTGACGACGTAGGCGATGTTCTCAAGATTGTCGTGGACACACTTCACGGTCCAGAACGCAGTGCCGATCTGCTTGTCCACAAGCGGGGCAAAGTTCGAGCCGTAGTAGTCCAGCGTGCATCGGCATCCCATTATCGCCATCCTCCTCTTCCAAATCGAAGGTTTGACTGGGAGATGCTCGAATTCACGAGATCCCGATCGACGACCTCAGTACAAAACGCCTCGTAAGTCGCCATGAACTCTTGGGACTTAGCCGTGCTGGGCACAGTATTTATATGGCTAAAGACCTTGTAGGCGATGTACGAAGTCAGCGCCCCAAGCAATACATCGGGAATCCAAATGTTTTCATCCAATTCGCCTTGAATTTTATCATGGCGTTGCTGGTAGCGAACATTGAGAACGCGACCATGGATGGGATTTGGAACCTGCAAAACGTGTGCTTGGGGCGTGAAAACCGAGAAACGCTCGCTTTCATCATTCAAAGGCAGCTCAAGAGCGTCTTCACTGTTGAAAACCGACAAAATCTTGATAATTCCGCCCGTAAAAGGCTCATCCGGCAGGTCCAGGATGTATCGGACACGCTCATTGTCTTGCCCAACTCCAGGGACGAAAGTCACGGCAAACGGTGGAATCAGGTGATAAAACGTCACCGAGTCGAACATTTGCACGAGAATGTCGTTTTCCTTCAAAACGAACCTGGAATAGAGCTTCAGCAGCGCTTCGTTGAGGTAATTGACGATCCTGGGCTGAGCAGACGCAATGATCCCGCCATTTCCCTCGGCCGAGATCGAAAGGTTCTGCAACTCGTCATACGAGAGCATTTCAAAGAGTTCAGCAAGCGTCACGATGCCTCACACAACGTAAGAGGATAAGCGATTGGTGTCCGCTTCCGGTGTGTCTTCGTCGTAAGGTCCCTCAGAAGAACTTGAAGAAGCAGTTCCTTCGGATGGTTTCCACGGCGTCAGATACCCAAGCATCGAGATCGTATCTAGGCAATCATCTTTGCCCTTCAGGCCATTCTTAGTCGCCAATTTAATCTGCTGCAAGAAATGACCCATGATCACGGTGAGTTTCATCTCCTCGGGCCACCACATGCGAGATGATTTGAACCAAGGAACGACCATATTGAACCTGGAGAGCTTATCCACGACCGGTCGAATGCCTGCTTCACCTGATTTTTCACTCGAAGCGAACGAAAACCAGATGTTCCGGTTCATCATCTCTTGTTGGAGGAGCTTAATGTAGGCCTGCTGCTGGCCAGTGACCTCGATGCCCACCTGTTGCGGGTGATATTCGCTCACAAGCCGGAACAGGTCATTGAAGGTGATGTCGATTGTCTGCCGAGCACAGACTCCATCCACCCAGAACCATTGTCCGTTGGAGTTGTAGGCCCACACAGCGATGACAGAGAAGTCCGCAGTCTGTTTTTTCGAGGTCGAGAAGTCCGTGGTGATGTAGAAGTTGAAGTTCCCCTTCATCTCAAGGAGCTTCGATCGGTTGTACCACTTGATCTCGTCGTCTTGAACGAGCCTCTCTTCGTCTGAGGTGATCCTCAGCATCAGTTCCTGGTAGAATCCAGCGAGCTTCCCCGTCTTGACCGCCATGTCATATTGATCTTTGACGTACTGGAACGTGAAACGGTCCTCCCAAGCCCCGGAGAACTCCTCCTCAGTGCAGGGAAAACGTTCACAGACCGGCCAGACATTCACATCCCATGCGCCAGACTCGACGGCTTCAATGAGAATGTCGTCTTTGGTGAAGGGAGTGCCGTTGAAGATGACTTTGCGGCGGGTCGGATCAAGAGCGTGGTTCACTCCCTTATAGACAGTGTCCTTGATGGCCTCCATCTGGACCCTGGACTTGGAGTCGTCGTCACTCACAAGGTCATCGAGCACGGCAAGAGGAGGCCGCTTCCCGAAAATCTTCGTTCCGCGGAGGCCTGTCTTGGCGCCGAACATCTTTACGCCGAGTCGATTGCCCTCTTTGGCTCGAAACTCGAGGTAGTTGTCCGTGAAGTGGGCTTCAGGGATCCAGTATTGCAGGAAAGGGCTGGATTCGTAGCGAAACTCGATGTTCTTTCGAGCGCTCTTGACGCCGTTCTCCATCGAGTCGGAGACGTAGATCATCCCCTCGATCTTCCCGAAGTTCGGCAGGTAACCATAGAAAGCCAGGAAGAGAACGAAATACTCCATGAACAGCGTCGTTTTCGCTGCTCCACGGAAACAGAGGTTCGCCACATAGGGGCTGGGCTCGACGAGCTTGTCGAGCATCTTCAAATGAACAGGGGGAGTCTTGTGGCTTTCGCCTTCGGCGCCGTTCACGAGCTTGATGAAATTCATGAAGGTGAGGGCGAACTCAGACGGCACATAGTCCGACGAATTCAGAGCCTGATAATTGACGCCATCGAGCCAAATATCGAGTTCTTGCTTGAGGAGTTCCATTATTTTGGAACCAGTGAGGGACTAGGATTCGGGGTGACATCGATCAGCTTCTGACTGGCGATCTCCCGAGGAGAAGTTCCCCCTTCGATGGCTGCCCGCTGATTTCGGGCCAGATCGGTGAGGAGCTGCCGCATCTCGGACATTCCCGAACTCTCAGCGACCGTGAAATTGATGGTGTTCGCCATCTCTTTTGGCTTCGCCAAATGGGTGAGCACCGAATTCGCAGCAGCCGTTCGAGCCACAGCCGGGAGGGTGTCGTCCTCCATGATCTCGACCTGGGTGTTGATCGCCTTCTGGTAGACGTCCTGGTTCAGGATCCAGATCGGAACGAGGCTCTGCTCCATGACAAGGTTCACGAGCTTGCCCCGGTGGAACGCTGAGACGTAAGCCGCAATGTCTTTGCCCGAAGTGCCCTTGGCCAAGAGATTGGCGTGGCGCTGGGGGAAAGTCCGGAAATAGGCATCCTGGTTCGAGTAGCCCATGTGCTTGAAGCTCACGTAGGCGACCGCGTGCAGGTAGTCTTCCGTCTTAAATTTCCCCTCTTGGAGCACCCTCGAATACGAGATGAAATTCTCGCGGATGCTCTCAGCCACCAAGGGATCTGCCGACAGGTTGTTCACCTGGTCCGTGAAAGCCTGGGTAGCGGCACTCCTCAAATTAGTGGGGAGCGCTTTTTCGATCATCTCGCGCGTGAGCATCAAGCACAGTCCGGTTCGTTGGGGGTCGTCGGCTCGACCGGCTTCAGTTCGGGGTTGTGGCGAAACTCCCCAGAATGCCCGATCGCCTTCGACCAGGTGCTCATCGAGAGCACTTCAGTCTTGCCTCCCAGATGCACGCGGATGAAGTTTCCGCAGGTGGACTTCTCGATTCGAAAGAGGGGGCCGGTGGTCTGCATCAGAGCACCACCAGCCAGTCGTCGGCCAGAATGTCCGTCTGCGACGCGAGCCAGAGAACGAGATTGTGGTCCGCCGTCTTCATGAAGATGTAGGGGAGCGTCATCTTCGAGTGAGCATCGGGAACCTGGAGTTCCAGCCACATGCCCTTTCCATTCCAGCCGGTGCGAGCGACTCGGCTGCCGAGCTTCAGGTAGGAGATCGCTTCGCCGAAACCGAGAGTCAGAGCCAGTTCGCCCTGCGTTTCCTTCACATGCTTGTTCATTCGCCACCCACCATTTGCTGAAAGATGTGAGAAAGCCGGCTCATGGCTCGGCCATAGAATTCGTCGATCGAGTAGTTGTTGGCGATGTCCGTCGTCTGGACGCCTTCCAACTTGATGTGCGTGCGACTGTCGCCTTTGAACGAGCAGCCACGACCCTCAGCATAAAGTCTGACCAGCTGGCACTTGCTTGCACCGACCGATCGCAGGATAGGCTGGGCCTCCGAGGCGAAACCAGAGTCCGAGATGATAAAAGCCCGACCTGAGGTGTTCTGCATCCGATCAAGAAGGAGTCGACCGAAGACCTCATCCCCATGAGTCGGCTTCATGTACCGCTCACTTACCTCGATGTAGGCTTCCCTCGGACTCAACCCGAGGAAGACATCGCAGGGAGTCTCTTTGACTGTCTCGAACGCATGGTGAGGAAGGTCCGGTCGTCCATAAAGAGCATGAGTGCGCTCTTTGAGTATCTCGCTGAACTTGACTTGTCGGAAACCCGGAAATTTCCGGACGACATATTCAGCGAGCGTGTCTTTCCCACTGCTGGGAGGACCATTAACAAAGACGACCGGACGCATCATCGCACTTAGCTCCGCATGTAGGCGTTGGAATGCGGGTCAACAACCAGGGGAGAAGCAGCCGCTGCCGCCTTCGCCTGTCCAACCTGGTACGGCATCCACTCGCAGTAGATCTCGCCCGGATTGGGCTTGTCTTCATCCTGCAAGAGCTTCACCGAAGTCTGATTCGAGGCGACGCCGTTCGCATCGAAGAAGGCGAGGTTCACCATCGTGTCGCTATGCACGTAGGCGATGATCGCAGCCATGGGCGCTCCGCCCGTGGGTGCAATGAGAGTGTTCTTCGGGTCCGGGTAGTACCAGACGATTCGGCCGACCGAGGGCTTGATCAAGAGATCTTCTCCGCAATCCCCGAAGCAGCATCCGTGACGGCGCCGGAAACAGCAGCGCCCGTGGCGACGACATCCGCCTGAAGAGTGTTCTGGGCCACTTTGCTGCGGCTCATGAACGCTGCCCGCAGCCGGGTCTCAGCAGTCAAGAGCTCGTCTTTGAGTCCGGCGACGATCGTGTTGTGGAAGAACGCGCCGACTGCGATCACGCAGAACAGCAGGATCACCAACATATAGAGTGCGAATTCCATCACGCTTCCCCTTCATTGAGCTCGTTCTTCAACACGAAGCCGAGCAGCGGCCAGATCTTGTTGACCGCATCAGTCTTGGCGAGACGATCGCCAATATCCTTCTGGTAGTTCGCGGGATCGGCGCAGGCGCTCTGGCCAGTCACCGTGAAACCGTTCTGAAGGACGAGCACACAGAAAGTGAGCAGCTCCAGATTCTTGGCCTT